AAACGCGCGGTACTCAAATCCTTCAATGGGCACACTAATTCACGCGGACAACGTACGAAGCGTTTTGAACGACCCGCCTGACGTGGTTATGACTGAAGTTTTGTGCCGTTGGGTGGTTGCGATCAACAGTGCCGTTGATTCTGCTTCGTGGGGCAACTGCCTTGACAAAACGGTTGATCTTGACCCTGACAAATTGACTTGGCTAGCAATTGACCTTTCGCCTGATCGAAGACACGCAAGTCTTGTTGGCGCGCAAAAACTAGGAGATGAAAAGTTTGTAGTTAAATTGTTGCACACTTGGACAAATGAATTGCAATTGGACGATAAGGCAATTGCCAATGAATTGGCAGATTATGCGCGGAAATACCCAACGGAATACGTGCTTTACAGTCGCAAGACCAGTGGCGCGGTTGCAGCAAGGCTTGCACCTGCGGGAATTCCCGTTTATGACATGGACAATGCTTATCCGCAAGCATGCGACGAAATGCTGTCAGCAATCAACAGCGGTCGTTTAAAACACCGTGGTCAAAGTCAATTATCTGAAGAAGTTTTGGCAGCGGTTCAATTACGTCGTGGCGACGGCGGTTGGGTTATCGGACGACGGGCTTCACAATCAGTTGTTTGTGGTGCGGTTGCCGTTGCGCTTGCAACACATTTTGCGACACGCCCAGACAATGATCTTGACATCATGGTTGGATAACCGTATAAGCCTGACACAATTCGCGCATGGGATTTACTGATTTATTTACGCGCAAAGCGACGGCTGCCGTTCCAGTCGAAGCCGCAAACGTGGACGCAGCTGCTATCGCGCCTTATTACAGCGAAGTGGGCAATCTTTTCCTATTTGGTGGGATAGTAACTGCGTCCCGTGCTGAAGCAATTAGCGTGCCAACCGTTGCACGCGCACTTGGGATAATTCAAACAATCTCGTCACTTCCAATGCACACACGCAATGAAGCAACTGGCGAAAAGGTTTCACAACCTCGCGTTATCAACCAGCCTGACCCAAGAATTCCAGGCGCAACATTTTGGTCATGGATTATTTCTGATTTGTTCTTTTTTCCAACTGCTTATGCATACGTTATGGAACGTTATGCAGACACAGGAAAAATCCGCGCAATGGAACGCATTGCACCTGAACGCGTAACAATTACAACAAACGGAATGGGTTATGAAATTGCGTCATACGCAATTGACGGTTCATACGTTGACCCTGCCAACCTGGTTGTTTTCAATGGCACGCAGGAAGGTTTGTTATCTCGCGCAGGTCGTACGATTAAGGCGGCAGCGTCCCTAGAACGTGCAGCAATGAATTTTGCAAACGAACCAATTCCACAAATGGTTTTGAAATCAAACGGAACTTCATTGCCAGCAGATCGCGTTTCAAAATTGCTTACTGCCTGGAAAACTGCACGTGCTTCACGAAGCACTGCATTTTTAAATGCTGATGTAACACTTGAAACAATTGGTTATGATCCAAAGAATTTGCAGCTGAACGAAGCCCGCAATTACGTCGCCCTTGAATTATCACGCGCATGTGGTTTGCCAGCATACTTCACTGATTCTCAGCAATCCAGTTTCACTTATTCCAATGCCCTGGACAAGAGGCGCGACCTCGTTGATTTCGCCTTTAGAAATTACATGTCCATAATCGAACAACGTTTATCTTTCCCGGACTTTACGCCAGCAGGCAACAAAGTCATGTTTGATCTTGACGATTTCTTGCGTGGCAATCCTTATGAGCGCGCGCAGGTTTATGAAATCTTAAATCGTATCGGCGCAATGTCGATCGACGAAATACGCGAGGAAGAAGACATGCTGCTATGAAAAAAGTAATCACACCAATGACAATCACGGCGGCAGATTCCAACAGTCGCACTATCTCAGGACGCATTGTGACGTTTGAGGAAACTGGCAACGCTTCAATTGGCAAAGTTCAATTTGCTAAGGGTTCAATCGAAGCAACTTCAGTTTTGCTCAATCTTGAACATGACCGCACACGTCGAATTGGCAAAACACTTTCAATTGAATCAACAGACGCAGGAATTGACGCAACATTTAAAATCGCACAAACAACCGCGGGCAATGACGCACTTGTTGAAGCGCAAGAAGGTTTGCGCGACGGATTCAGCGTTGAAGTCTCATTTGACGAATACGAAACATTGAAAGACGGTACGGTTCGAATTCTTGCAGGAGAATTGACCGCCGTTGCATTGACTAGCGAACCTGCTATCCGATCAGCACGCGTTGAATCGGTTGCCGCAACAACTGCCGAAGAAAATGAAGTTTCAGATTCGACAATCGAACCTGAAGTCACACCAACAACAGAAGGAGACGAAGTGGACAACACCGTCACAAACGCGGAAACCGTCGAGACGGTAGAAGCCGCAAAGTCAGTGACTGCACAGTCAAACAACGTGGGTGGTTGGAAGTCAACACCACGCATTGAAATCACTGCTGCGAAGTACCTAGAAAATAAGGTTCTTGCTGCAACAGGCGACGAGACAGCCCGCCAATACGTACTAGCAGCAGACAACACAACCGACAACGCTGGACTTGTTCCAACACGTCAGTTGTCTGAAGTTATCAACGGACTAAGCACAACAATCCGCCCAAGCATTGACGCAATTTCACGCGGTTCATTGCCTGACGCTGGAATGACATTTGAAATCCCGAAGATCACTGCTGCACCAACAGTTGCAATTGCAGCTGAAGACGCAATTTTTTCAGATACCGACCAAAACTCAGCGTTCCTATCAGTGGACGTCAAGAAGTTTGCGGGACAACAAAAATTCAGCGTGGAGCTTCTGACAAGAACTTCACCATTGTTCTATGATGAACTATTGAAAAACATGGTTGCAGCCATGGCGAAGGCGCAAGATAAGTACGTCAATGATCAACTATGCGCTGGCGCAACTGCTGACGCAACAACAATCACGACATACCCAACAGGTTCTGAACTTCTTGGTGTAATTGCACGCGGTTCTGCAAGCGTTTATGCTGCAACTGCTGGACTTGCAAATCCATTTGCACGCAACATTTTGGTTAACACTTCACAGTGGTCAAACCTAATGTCATTGAACAACAATGGCGTGCCTCTATACAACGAAGTTACAAATCCAAACAACCAGCCAGGTTCAGCAACACCAACATCATTGCGTGGTCGTGTTGCAGGGCTTGATCTATACGTTACAGCGAACACCGCTGCAACAACAGACACAGATGATTCAATCTTGATCATCAACCCTGACGCATACACATGGTACGAGGGAACTCAGTACCAGTTGCGTGCAGAATCAACTGCTGACGGTTCAGTCACAGTTGGCGTCTATTCATTCGGTGCAGTAGCGACAAAGATCGCCGCTGGTGCATTTGGTGTGAATAAGACTGCTTAACAAAACCCACTAATCATGCGGCGGGTTCTCCCGATCTCGCCGCAGCCGATCGAAAGGAACGGACATGCCAGCCATTGTCACAGCGAGTCAATTGCGTACGGTGCTTGGCGTGTCCGTTTCCTTATATAGCGACAGTTATCTTGACGAAATTATCAACACCGCTGAAGCCGTAATTTTGCCAATGCTTGTTGCAAATACTTCAGCAATTCAGTCTTATAAACTAGAATCAAACGTTGCGTATTTTTACACCCAACGCGATCATCATTTTGTTGCAGGTCAATCAGTGATTGTGACTGGTTTGCCAGCACCGTTCACCGCAACACACACCGTCGTTAGCGCAACGCCTTATTCATTCACCGCTGCATTGACTTCATCAAATGTCACATTGCGAGAAATCATTCCAATGGGCACTGCAACACTTCAGGGCTATTCCGCAGCTGATCTATACGCAACCAGCGCGCCAATTGAATCAGCCGTTCTTGCAGTTAGCGTCGAAGTATTTCAATCACGCGTCGCAGCGGGTGGACAGATTGAAGGCGTAGATTTTGCCAGCACGCCTTATCGAATGGGACGCAGCCTGACCAATCGCGTTTCCACATTGCTTCAGCCATTTTTAGACGTTGAAACGGTTGTGCAGTAATGCCAGCCAATGCCGTCGCCGATACCCGCGCAGCCCTAGCAACCGCCTTTTCATCATTAGCGGCAACCTGCTATTCAAGCGTCCCTGAATCACCAATTCCACCAGCGATCGTTATTGTTCCTGATTCGCCTTACATGGAAGTTGCGTTGATTGGTAAAGCCAAGACACAAGTCAAATTGAATTTTGCGATCACTGCAATTGTTGCTTCAAATAGCAACGCAGGTTCACTTGACAATCTCGAAAAACTCATAATCGGAATTCTTGCGGCAATGCCCGCGGGATACGTTGTTGGCGTTGTTGAAAAGCCGACGGTGTTGGAAGTAGGACAATCTCCAATGCTGGTTGCTGACATAAACGTTTCAACGTACTACACACAAACAACATAAGGGGAATCATGCCAACGACAATCATCACAGGTCGCGATCTCGTCTTGACGATTGCGTCCACAAACTATGACGCACAGGCGACCAGTGCGACATTGACCAACTCACCAACAATCACGACCTATCAAACACTTGACGGCAAGGCTTACAAGCGCATTGACGATCAGTGGACATTTGACGTCGAAATGCTTGCGGACTGGGGCGCAACATCTTCATTGTGCGAAGCACTATGGGCAGCGTCAGAATCAGCACCAAACACAGCATTGGCGGTATCATTGACCGCAGTGACAGGCGCAGTTTTTGCTTTCACTGTAATGCCAATTTATCCAAGCGTAGGCGGCGCAGCACCTGACGCACAGACCGTTTCCATGTCATTTGTTGTCGTGGGATCAGTTACCGAAACATTCAGTTAAAAACTACTAATCGGGAGACAAAATGAAACTACCAATAACAATTGAATACAACAACGGGGACCAAATT